ATTTTAGGTTCAAGTCTTTTACCTTGAATCCATTCGTCTTTATTACCTGTTGATTTTAGTTTGTCAGCAAATTCTGCTACTGGATCTGGTCTACCAAATGACATTGGTGAAAGGTAAGTTTTATTATTACCTAAATTATAATGAAAGTATAATTCAATGAAAGGATTATCTTTATTATGTTTGTAAGGAACAACTCTAACAACTTGTTTACCTGGTTCAGGTTTCCAAAAGTTATCTTTTGTTGATGTTGTTGATTGTAACTGATTTAATCGGTTTTTTATTGCATTCATGTCCATGAATATTTCTCCTATGTTTTATCTTTTATCTTTTATTATTTATGGTTTAATCATAAAACCATATAACCTATTGACTATAATATATATCAAAAAGTATACGTAAGTCAACGTTTTTTTTTATTTATTTGGAAATTAATCCATCCAAATAATATTTTAATTGGTCTTTACTTAAAGCTCCAGGAGTTCCTGTTATGTCTCCTTCTTCTGGTATAAAAACCATATAAGGAAGTGCTCTTGCACCAAATTTTATGGCCAAGTCTGTTTCCTTTTCAATATCTACTTTATACATATCCACCTTACTACTATATTCAGGTGAAACTTCGTCTAGTACACTACTAAACATTTTACAAGGGCCTCACCAATCTGCATAAAAATCTATATAAATTGGTTTACCACTTATATTTTTACCATCTTTAAATATTGTATCTAATTTGTCTTGTGTTAAATTATTCATCACAATTATCTCCTACACATTTACAATCTGAATTACATCCACACTTTTTTTCCCATTTACCTATTGGACAATCAGCAACTGCATAATGTACTTTCACATTCATAAAACAACCACAATGAGTACATCTACCATCCCTTTTATTTGTATCAGGATTCACTTCATCATATAAAAGATGAGGACATTGTTTACAAATTTCCCATCTTCTCTCAGCCTCTTCTTGAGTTGTTATTGTTTGTGAACCTCGTAACCAAGCTCCTAGAGTTTTCCAATGAGTTGTAGCTAAATCTCGTATCATTTGAGAAGCTGG